TCCTAGATATGGTCAGCAAAAAAGATCCGAACCATTAACTCGTGTTGTCCGCTTTGCTGATGGTTTTGAACAGCGAATATTGTTCGGTTTGGCTAGTCATCAAAATCCAAAAGTTTTTAATTTTACTTTTGAAGTGTCAGAAACAGATGCAGATACTATAGAAACATTTCTTGACGCTAGAGCTTTAGATAATGCAAGTTTTGATTTTACACCTCCAGGAGAAGCTAGTTCTTCTAAATTTGTATGTGAAAACTGGAGTAAACAGATTTCTTATTTAAATAGAGCTACGATACAGGCAACATTTAGGGAGGTATTTGAAGCATGACATCAAGTTATGAGCAGGGCTATTCAAATACAAACATAAACGTAAGTAAAGATTTACAGGAACCTAATCCTTCTGCAATTATTGAGTTATTTGAGCTTGAGTTAATTAAAAATGTTCATTATGTTTTACCAGCAACTATAGATACAAACTATTATTTCCATGATGGAACGAGTAATAATAACTTTGGATCTATTAAATGGACAAAAGGAGATGTAAATAATACAGAGGTAGATTATGTTGCTTTACCTGTTAAAGCCGAAGGATTCAAGTTTGGTAGAGGTCAACTACCTAGACCTACACTTACTTTTTCTAATGCTCTAGGTACGTTTACAACTATTTTAGCTGCTGCTAATTCTGTAGCAACAAGTATCGAAGAAGGTCCTATTGGATTGGGCCTAATTAATAATGATCTTACGGGTGCAAAAGTAATTAGGAAAAGAACATTAGAAAAATTTTTACCAACTTCTAATTACACTACAGTTCCTAGTTACAATGCGTTTGATGCTACTTATCCTGAGTTTCCGCAAGAAGTATATTTTATTGATAGAAAAAGTGAAGAAAATAGAGAGGTGGTGCAATTTGAATTAGCTGCTAACTTTGATTTAGCAGGGGTGAAAGCTCCTCGTAGACTTGTAACTAGAGATCAGTTTCCATCAGCAGGAATTTTTAAAGGATGAAGCAATGGCAACAAATAGCTATGAGAGATAGCAAACTAGAAAGCCCAAAAGAAATATGTGGTCTAGTTGTTAATATCAAAGGTAAAGAAGTATTTTTTTATTGTCCTAATCGTTCTAGGGATGAGGATAATTTTATTTTAGATCCTGATAGTTATGCAGCCTGTGAAGAAAAAGGTCAAATCGTAGGAATATTTCACAGTCACCCCAAAGGATCATCTGAACCGTCTGACGCAGATAAGATTAGTTGTGAAGCATCAAAACTTCCTTGGTATATTTATAGTCCTTTGGAAAATACTTGGTCAGAACTCAAACCAAATGGATACAAGCCAAAACTATATGGTAGACCTTGGATTTGGGGATTAACAGATTGCTATACGTTTTTAAGAGATTGGTATAAAGAAACTAAAAATATTAATTTAAAAGATTATGAAAGATCCCTTACAGCAGAAGAATTTTTAGAAGATCCTTTATTTGAAAGTTATGCTTGGAGAACAGGATTTAGAGAATTAAGACATAATGAATCTTTTGAAAAGGGTGATGTTTTTCTTATGAAACTATTACACCCAAAACCTAGTCATGTTGCTGTCTATGTTGGTCATGGAAATATTGCTCATCATTGCAATGAAAGGCTAAGTTGTATTGAACCTTATAGCGAATTTTATATAAAATGTACTCATAAGAGGTATCGGTATGTCAACTGAGATTAAATTATATGGTCATTTAAAAGAAGCTACAGGTCGTTCATCTTTTAAAGCAAAAGTTAGCAACACTGCCGAAGCAGTTAGGTTTTTAATAGCTAATTTTCCAACTTTGGAACATGAGATGGCAAATCAATATTACAGAGTCAGTGTTAACAATGTAGATATAGATAAAACTGAATTACACAATCCTGTAGGTATTGCCGATATAAAAATAGTACCTGTAATAACTGGAAGTGGTAGAGGTTTCGGGAAAATATTATTAGGAGCAGCATTGATCGGTTTATCTTTTATAAATTTTCCTGGACCTGGAGGTGGATTAGGAGCGGCATTTGGTAAAGGGCCTGTATTTGGTTTACATAAAGTCGGATTGATTTCAAAAGGATTAGCTAGTATTGGTCTAGCTTTGGTGTTATCAGGTATCGCTGATTTATTTACACCAGAAGTAGAACCAGAAGCAGATGATCCATTGTCAGCTAACTTTTCTAACGCTATCAACACTACACTTGCTACAGTTCCCATCCCAATTTTGTACGGAGAATGTATCACTGGATCGGTTGTTATCAGTGCTGGTATAGATACTGCTGACGGCTCACCCACTACACCAGCTTCTGCTAATGTTGTAGATCATAGAGGTAATACTACCTCAGTGCCACAAGATCCTGATACAGGTCAAGCTGCTGAAGAATACGATAGAGATAACTCAGATACTTCTTTAAGAAGATATGTAAGAATTTATAGTGCATCATCTACTCAAGTTAAAATTGAAGCTGTTGTAGGAGATAACACATATCAGGGAACAGGTTATACAAATACAGGAGATGAGTTGTTAACTTCTTATAAAGAACAAAATAAAAACCAGTTTAATTACAGTGCATTTGTTAGAAATGGCACTACTAAATATTTTCCTGGAAATCTCAAAGAATCCATTGGAACTTTTGATGCTAATAACAGACCTAGCACTGGTGCTAGTGATGGGTATTATTATGGGTTAGTAACTGGTACATCATAATGTCAGATAATAAAAAACAAATTACAGGTAGTTTCGGAGGACTTTTAGGAGGAGGGTCAAGAAAGCCTACAAGAGATCCTGATACTTTAAATAATACTGAAACAGGTAAGGTTATAGAAATACTTTCAGAAGGTGTCACAGAAGGTTTTGCAACACCATCTAAAAAACTTTCATCAGAACTTTCTACAGTCAATGAAGTATATGAATTAAGTTCAAGCAATCAAGATCAATACATTGCATACGCACATGAGGATATATATTTAGACGATACTCCTATAAGAAGTGTAAATACAGGTAAAAAAGGTGATGATGGCAGTTACCAAAAAGCAAACTTTAATGGGTTTGATAATCCAACTGACGGTTCATTTGAAGTAAGACATGGATCTAAAAATCAATCAGTATTAAGCACTGATGGCACGTTGCAGAGTGAAAAAATAACACAAGTTAATCAAAAAGTACAAACTGAAATAACAAGACAGGTTACGGTAGGTAGACCATCTTTAGCATCAACCCAATCTTTAGCTCCTGAGAGAGTAAAAGTAACACTTCATGTTAATCAGTTACAGGAAACAAATGATAAAGGTGATCTTTTAGGAAGAACTGTAGAATTTCAAATCTTTTTTCAATATGTGGGTGATGTTGCAGATACAACAAGAACTTTAATGAAACAGGATTCATTTTCTGGAAGAACTGGAGATCAATATAGAAGAGAATATATATTTGCAACAGAAAGTTTTAATAGAGATAGTTTTAGACGTTATCCACTAAATGTAACTGTAAAACGTGTTTCTGCCTTGAATGAAGATAATGACCAAATACAAGATGATTTATTTTTCTCGTCAATCACTGAAATACAAAGGCCAACGACAGACTATCAAGGTCAACTTTTAGATACAAATATTGAGATAGATGATGGTGATGGTGTTACTCAAAAAATACTCGATGGGCAATTTTCATATCCCTTTACAGCATATTCTTTTCTTCAATTTGATGCGTACCAGTTTGCAAGTATTCCAAAAAGAACATTCCGTTATCGAGGAATAAAAGTAAAAATCCCTGCTCCAAATGGAGGTCTTACTCCTACTATTGATATAACAGGTAATGGAAGAATAGAATATCCATCAAACTATGTATTTAATAATGAGCTTACAGGAACATTATTTTGGACAACAGATCCAGCTTTTATACTCCTTGATTTATTATTAAACACTAGATATGGATTTGGTAAGTATATAAAAAAAGAGGAAGTAAATTTATTTTCTTTCTTTCAAGCTAGTAAATATTGTGCACAGTTAGTACCGACTCCTAGAGGAGGTCAAGAGCCTAGATTTGCTTTTAACAGTGTCATAAATAAAACAACAGAGGCTTTCAACATAATAAAAGAGATTTCTGGAATGATGAGATGTTACCCCATCTGGTCAGGAGGGCAGCTTACTCTTGTCCAAGACAGACCTATAAATCCAGATGACGAAGATCCCTGTACTTATCAGACTCCTGTTTATGTATTTTCACTTGCAAATACTTTAAATGGTTTCTCTTATTCTGGGGTCAGTTTAAAAACAAGACACGGAAAAGTTGTTGTTGAATATTTCAATATGGAGTCAAGGCAGTTAGATACTGTCGTTATAACTAATCAGCAAGTTTTTGAAAAAACTCATAATATTAAAAAAGTAAAAGCGTTTGGATGTACTTCATTTGCTCAAGCAGCTAGATATGGCAGAGCTATAATTTGGTCTGAGAATAATGAGACAGATGTTGTTACTTTTGATGTATCCATAGAAAGTGGAGTTGTCATTAGACCAGGTGCGGTTGTTGGTATAAACGATCCAGTAAGGGCAGGAATAAGAAGAGCAGGAAGAGTAAGTGCTGTAACTTTAGATGGAAGTGGTCATTTAACTGCTTTAACGGTGGATGACAGTAGTTCAACTGATCTACCCAGTACTGGCGATAGAACTATCTTAATTTTAGACAGTGCTGGAAAAGCTAGATCAGGAACTATCAGTTCTATCAGTGGTAAGGTTATAACTTTATCCTCTGCTT